TTTGGTGCACCAAGCAAACAACCACCATAATGCAGATAAGGATTTTTAGGGAGTAAATCCCAAATTTCATTTGTCTTTGGATTGACAAGCCATAAACTTCTCATTTTGTTGACAGCTCCTTACCTAATTGTTCGTTTATTTCTTCTGCTGTAAGTTGTGCTATTTTTTCGCCAGTTTCATCACTGACAGTTGTATCACCGTGACCATAGATATCTACTTGCATGTTAAAGGTTCTTGTTTTATAACTTGTTGCATTTATATCTGCCGATGTATTTACATCATTATTAAGATCGTTAAGCATATCTTCATAATCTTTTTGCGCTTTGTCTATATCTTCTTCTACTTCGTTTATACTGCCAACAATAGAACCTATAAGAGCCGCAACAAGTGAAGCGATTGTGAGTAGTTTGCCAAGTTTACCAGCTGTTGTGCTTGCTGAAATACCCAATGCATCAATAGCACCTTTTGCCAATTTTGCAGCTGTAGTCATTTTGGTTATAGTAGTTGAAACAAGTAATATGATTATCGCCCAAGCAGTAAACTTTGACATAACCTCTTTTACTCCATCTGGTAAACTATCCACGATGCCCATCACTGTTTCAAATATATCTATGCCAGCCTCTAACACTGGCAGAAAACCAACTGCAAGTAATAGTTTCAACTCATCAAGACTAATAGCCGCTTGTTTCTGCTTATAGTCCATTTCAACAAGTCTTTCACTGTATCTTTGCAAGGCTTGCGTGTAACCTTCTGCATCTTTTTCATATTGAGATATTTCTTTATCAGTGAGTTTAAGTATTTCCAAGACGGACAAACCAGCTTCTTGCCCAAACAATGCTGTTGCAAGTGCCGCTTTTGTTGCCGTTCCCTCTACTCCACGAAGTTTGCCTATTATAAGCTCATAGGCTTGTGACATGTCCTCAACCGATGTAATTTGTTCTTTGGATATCCCTAATTGCTTTAACGCATTTAAGTAAGCAATACCACGACCCTCTGCAATATCTGATAAACCAGTAGTTACGCCTTTAAGAGCTTCCTCATAAGCTCGTGCATTGCCTGTAGCAACCTCTAATATGTATTGGTTTTTTGCGACATTAGAAATGGTTGTATCGTATCTTTTTGCAAGCACATCCATCTCTTTGATGTCTGTTATTTGCGTTTTTGTCAATGCAAACATTTGTGTCGCAAGTAACGTCAACTTTTTCTGTGTTGCATCGGTAATATTTTTAAACTTTTCCCATTTGGCTAAATCAATATCTTCTATCGACTCTTGTGTTTTAGCTAACTGGTTGTTTGTTTTTTGTATTTGTAATTCAAGTGATGATTGTGTTCGCTCCCACTTTGCAAGTTCGATTGCGTATTTTTCAACATCACCTTGACCAGCATCGACAAGTTTATTGTATTGGTCAACAAGAGTATTTACCTGTTCCAGCCTTGTTTTTTGATTTTGCAACTGCAAGTTTAAATTTGCTTGCAATTTATTTAAGGTTTCTACTCTTTTAGTAGTGTCACCTTTTATCTTTAACTGTTCCTGTAATACTTTTGCTTCCCTGCTAGCCTTGCTTGCATCCTTTCTTAACGTTTCGACAGATGCCGCAATTTCTTCAAGACTCCTTGTTATTTGTGGCATATTTCATTAAGTCCTTTTTTGTATTTCGGCAGCAATATCTTTTCTAAATTGACTTTCAATTCGCCTATCCAAACCTTTCAATCGTCTTACGCCACGGGTAATAAAATAGTTGCCTACTTTTTTTTCTGTGCCATAATTCAATATCCACGCAAGGTCATGATAAGTAGCTGGTGCAATACTATAATTTCTCTTGCCCTTTGCCCTTTTTATAACTTTTCTGCGCACATATTTTCTTGTAGGTGATGGATTTACTTTTTGATTACTCCAATCAATAACATAGCCATAGCTATTGTTGTCATCTATTTTAGTGACGATCATTTGATTATTCAGTTTTTCCGATCCACTATTGTATATAAGAAAGTTTTGCAATTTTGCCTTTTCTTTATCTATAGTAACTTTTGTTGCTTCTGTTGCTATTTTTAAAGCCACATCTGGCAATTCGTTTAAGAAATTAACAAAATAATCTAATTCTGCCATTAAAAAACACCACCCAATTTTTTCAACTCGCTTACGCCAAGTGTTTCAGTTTCAGTTTTACCAGTTTGTATTTCCGTAAAATATTTCACGTAATCTTGCCAAACATGCATAGAAACATCATTGACGTGTAAATTAAAACCTGTTTGTTGACATAAAAAGATAAGCTTTGTAGTAAAGTCTGCATCTACTCCTTGCTTATCTTTTAATTGAATGGCTTTATCTTTTTTTTTAGACTGCCAACAGCCGCCAACATTAAATCTGTTGTTGCACTGATAAATTCACCATCATAAAAGATTTCCGGATCTAATTCATCTAGAATATCTTCTGGAGTGCTTTGTTTTGGATATCTGTACGCAGCAATGCAAGCAATACCAAATCTTACAAGAACCTCTGAATTTACTGTTGAGCCAAAAACAAGATTGATTTCATCTGCGCTTGCTTTCTCTATACCGTCCTTTTCTATCTTTGCAACAATTTCTTTTAAATTTTTGTTTTTAGTTGTGTACTCTTGCAAATCTTGCATAAAGTCTGTGCCAAAAAAGTTTTTGTAAACTATGTACGTGTATGCACTATATTTCAAGCCATACACATTGTTCCCCAACTGTACCTTTTTTACAAATGCCATATTGTTTTTCCTTATGTATTACCAAATACTGTATCTGGGATATAGATAATATCTTTTGCTTTAGCCCAAATAGTTGCATGGTCTGTATTGTTAATAATTGACATAGTTACACTAGCAGCTTCACCATTAGCTTTTGGATATCTCAATGGATATGCGTTAATTGGAATTGCAACGTTTCTAATTGTCGCATTATCTTCTGCCTGTGATGCAGTTTCCCAAGGTGGCAAAGTCAATTTTACTTTGTTCAATGTAATTTTATTGACAACTTGTGTTTTGTCAGTTGCTGTAATTGTGTCTTTAAAAGACAAGCCCAAAAATGGGCTTTCGCTTCCATCAAATACGGTAGCACCATTAGCATCAATATATACGCCAAAAAATTGTTCGTATTCAGTTTTACTAATGCCAACCAACGTTAAAGTACCACTTGCTGTCAATGCAGATGAAAAGCTTGCATATGCAGGGTCATCATCTGCTGCAATGTTTGTAGTTGTTTGAGAAAAAGTAAGACTGATTGACATCATGCCACTTTTTTTAGTAACTGTTCCTGTATAACTTGCAGAACCGTCTGTATTAAGTGGTTGAATAAACAAGTCATAGTTTCCTTTTTCATAAAACCTTTTTCCGTTCAATGCACCTGACATGCTTTCTCCTTTAATGCGTTATTTCCGCATATAATCTTATATAGTAAATCTTGTCCTCACTATCCAACGAAATATCCCATCCGTCCTCTGTGAAACCAAATTTTATTGTGTCGTGTTTATCAAATTCTTCTGATAACTTATTTGCCAAATCTTGAAAAGCCTCGTCACCCTCGCCATTGGCAGAATATAGCGCACCGTCAATATATGTTGTTCTAAACCAACTAACGTTATCTGCTGCTATTTCCTCAAAGTCATCTGTTACTTGAAACCTCATATATATAGAGGATTTTTGTGCATCTTTTAACACAATACCTCTATATATTTTGGGTTTTAAATTACCATCGGCATCGGTTTCTTTTTGATAATATTTCTGCATACCGCAACTACGGCATATATCTACAAACTTGGCAACCGCCAATTCTTTTTGTGCAAACTTACTCATCAAAAATATCCCCTGCATATTTGATAGTATCTGTTGTTTTTGTTGCTATAAACTTTATTTCATTAGACCTAAAATCTAATTCATCCGGTGGAGTCTTGATATCATAAACATTATTTCTGTAAATGATTTTTTGGGTAGAGTCTATATATGGATTTCTATTTACAGTGACCTGTATATTTACTTGGTCCATAGACAATCCATTTGCAACGATTTCGGACTGTTTAAGGCTACGAACATTCGCCCAAAGCCCACCATCTCTAAACAATCTCCTTGAATAGATAAAATGTCTAAATTTTTTTACAACTGTTGTTCCCTCAACCTCTTTTTCGTCAGTCCAATAAATTTGTATTTTTTCATCTTTTCTCGAATTGAGTGCCATTTACGAACTCCTATATAAGATAAGCAAGGGCTTGCAACTGTTTTGTAATTGACGTTTGGCGTTGCCGTTCTAGTTCTGTATATCTATCTGGGTAATAATCATAATAAACAACTCTTTTTACCCATTCTCTAGCAAGGGCTATGTATTCTTCATTATTGGCCCACTCGCTTGCAGTAACGCCAGTAGCAACAAAAAGAGACACTTCCGCAGCTTCCATAAGACCTTGTATTTCTGTGTTTTTATAATCAAAGTCTATTTCCAACTTTTCTTTTGCTTCACTCATTGTTAAAAGCTGTGCCATGTCTCTTTTCCTCTTTTTTATTTATTAACCAACTCTAGCACCAAGAGCAACAAATGGACTCTTTGAGTATTGAGAGTTTTTAGTTTTGATTTTATTTTTAACCAATGGTGCGCCATTGAGTCTCCACACTGCTCTAAAGCATTGTTCATCATACAAGAAACGAACATGCAAAGAAACATCTTGACGGATATCGCCTTTTGTGAACAAACCGTATTGGTTAAGGTTTGCCAACAAGATGTCACCTTGACTACCAGCAGCTGCAAGGTTGCTATCAAAAATAACAGGTTTACCCAAAATAGTGCCGTACTGCGCACCACTAATACCACCTTCTGGCATATATACAGGGTTGCCGTTATCATCTGCAAGTGTAGGCAAAATTGCTTCCAAATCCGGGTTCATATACCACGCAGCATTAGCCCAATCTTTATTAAGCATATGGAGTTTCATATTAAGGAAATCTTTATATGAAATTTTTGTTGTATCTGCCGGTGTAACAACTTCCAACAAGTCTGATGCCAAAATACCAAATGGCTGTCTGCCTGTATCACCAGTACCACCAACAACAGCTGTTGCAGCTTCAAGAGCAAATGCATCTGCAAGACCATCCCTAACAAATTGTGCCATAAATGGTGCATCCTCAAGCATTTCTTCTGTAACATATACAAGACCCATGAGCTTACGAAGTTTGAGGTTCATTTCATCAAATGCTGGTTTTGTAGGAGTTACTGTACCTGCCTCATCTACCCAATATGCTTGAATACCGCCTCTAACTGATGTAGAGATATCTGTTTCTGCAAGGATTGGATATGTAACTCTATTTGCGTTTGGCGCAACAGTGTATCTTGAAACACGTTTCAAAATTTCGCTTTGTTCAAAAGCACTTTGCAACACTGCTGTCATATATTCTGGTGGAATAAGAAAGCCACCATCTGCATCCACCGCTTGATTTACACCCAAAGCATCATTGCTAATAAGTCTTTTATCAATGATAGCGTTTTGCGCAGAGCTTGCTTTTACTACGTTCAAAAATTCTGCAAAGTTAGCAAAACCAGTTTTTGTTTGTGTTTGAGTAACAGCATTTTGTGTTGGTTTTTTAGCATTTGCAAATTTTTCTTCAACGTTGATTTTGTTATCAAGTTGATCTACTTCTTTCAACACTGCATCTGCTTCTGTGTGCTTACCTTCTGCCAATAGAGCCTCTGCTTTGTTCATGAGAGTGTCACGCTCTTGATAGAGGTTTTTGATTTTCTCGTTCATGTTTTTTCTCCTTATTTCCTTTTTTTAAGTTTCAAGAGTTTAATCTTTAGCATAAGTTGTTCTTTTTGCTTTTCTTCATCCTCTTGATTATTAACAACAGGCTCTTTGACCTGTGTAGGTTTCATTCTATTAAATACTTGAATGTTGAAACTTTGACGAATATTGGTAAGAACTGGGTCACCATTGTATTCATCCTCCATAAGACCATCAACAAAACCAAGTTTTATTGCTTCTTGTGAGTCCATAAAACGATTTTCTTCCATAAGACTACGAATAGACTCACGATCCATACCAGTTTTTCTAACGTAAGCATTGATACAAGCTTCCTCTGCTGGTTGGAGCTGTTTAATAGCTTCTTCAAAATCCATTCTGTTACCTTGCGCATAAGTCATTGGTAAATGGACACAGAACAAAGCCGGAGCAGACATCAAAACCTTGTCACAAGCTATAGCAGGGTAGGTTGCCGCACTTGCGCAAACACTTTTGATGTATGCCGTCTTTGGTCCTTTATAATTTTTAAGAGCTGTATACATGGCAATACCTTCAAATAAGTCACCACCAAACGAATTTATATGTACGTTTATTGGCTTATTACCACATTCTTTAAGTTGTTGCTCAAAATCCCAACAACTTGTAGCATTATCACCAAGCCATTCACGAATAATTTCCGCTGACACTTTATCGGCAATTTCACCTTCAATATACAGGTCTACTTGCTCTGCCTTTTTGTTAATGAATTTATACGATTTCATTCTTTTACCTCTTTGCCAATAAATTCAACTGGCGTATAGTTAGGGCCTACATAAAAACGATTTCCTCCGTCATATGCTGGCATATCTTCTTTTTCTCTTATTTCGTTTGAGTTGATTGCACCCATTTGAATAAGGTCTTTATACCAAGCACCCCTTGCGCCAGTATCACCACGTAATTCTGCCTCAAGATTGCCTTGTATTCTTTTGCCACTAATAATATCACTTTCAGTCAAACACTTATTTGCAAACTCTTGTTCCCATTGGACAACCTCTGGCACAAGCGTTGTTTTAACGTATTCAATAGATGCTTGCTCATTGCTTGAATATGACTGTTTGCCTTCGCCAAGCTTGTATTGTGGCATATTAAAAAATCTACAAATATCTGCAATATTTACTGTTTTGCTGTTTACAAAATCCATATCTGCCGGAGATATTTGTGGGATAGTTGTATATTTAATACCATTGTCCAAAAGAGCAGTTTTAAAACGATTTTTCGGTGAAGCATACATTTCGTTCCACTCGTTTAACATTATCCTTTTAAAACTTATAACTTCTTCTGTTCCATCCTCTTTCTTTATTTTTTTATCTTTCTCTGATAAATTAGTTGCAACTTCCAATACACCAGATGGTCTACCATCGTTTTGATAAAAAGACCTTTGAAATTCTTCTTGATTAAGACCAACCGCAGTTGTCAATCTTGCATATTCCAATGGAGAAACGCCAGTAATGCCATCTTCTGCCACATGTCCTTTAAGATGTATAATATCCTCATATCCTACAATCAATTCTTCTTTTATGTTTGGTAATGAAATTTTGTAGAATAGATCTCCTTGGTCTTTTATAATATTTACATTGCCCGGATGAATTGGTATAAGAGACTCAATGTTCATACTTCTATACTTTCTAATCGGTAGAACATAAGCGTTACCCTTACTTAAAACCCATGTTTCAATCAACTTTTTAAATGTCGCAGCGTTCATCTTTGGGTTTGGTTTAAAATTGAGCAAGTAATTAAGGTTATATAATTCCAATTCTTGTTTGGTTTTATTATCCCTAACTTTAAAAGGTATTTTAGAAAGACTTTCAGACTTTATTGTTATGCAAGCAAAAACAGCCGACAATTTTTTGGCTTCTTCATCACTTGTTTGAATATTAGAAAACCAAAAGTCAGAACTTTCATTTGGTAATATGGTTTTAGTTTCATTTCTAAAATTTTTCTTTTTTGTATGTGTAAATAGCATTTTTCCCTAAAAAACAAAAAAAGAACCTGTGTAGGGCCACCCAAGTTACTTATGGGCTTATGTACCTACACGGTTCTATAAGAACAACCTGACTAACAAAGTCCCGGAGTTTCACCGGGGTTTACATTGTTAGGTATTGGAGTAATATTTTGTATAAAAACACAAAATATACAACTTTTATAATTTAAATATACAATATATATTATTTTTTTGTCAATAGGTTTATTTAAAATTTTTTTCTGTATTTATCCACATTCCGCAACGTCTGCAATAAAACCTTACTTTTTGAGCTTTACTTATATTTTTTACTTCCCCTAAAATATCACGACATTTAGGACAACGAACTGTTTGCATAGTTTTATCTTTATTCTTCATCGTCCTTTAATCTCCTTGAAATATCAAAAGCAAAAAGAAAACATATTGCACCTAATACAAATATAAAAGCAATAGTGTTGATACAATATGTTCCATAAGCTACTAACGCAAACCCTAAAATTTCTAAAATGTTTTCTATTATTAACAAAAAGATTTTCATATATTCACCCAAAGAACGAAAAACGCCCTGTTTCTATCAAGTTAATAAGTGTTTGGTCCTCAAGAATATGTCTCCTCTTTAATGCGTTTAATACTGCCGCCAACAAGTCAATTCTGTTTGGACTATCTTTACTTTGTTTCTTTATCTTCCGTCTGCCACCATTATCTTCGCTAATATAGGCGTTTTCACAACACCACATAAATACAGGGTTTTCACAAATAACTAATTGCCCTCTTAATAACAGTTCCACAAAATCATTTGTAGGCTCGTTTAGTGCCGTTGTGGTCTGTGGTACACCAACGCAAGCATAAGTCTTTCCGTTTTTTGTTCTGCCTTCTGTAAGGTCAATTTCCAACTGATAACAAAATGCCTCGTCAAGACAAACCTCTCGAACCTCAAGATTGTTTTCTTCTTCAAAATCACATATATGATCTGCTATTACGTCTGTATCTATAACTTGACCATATATCTTTTTTATGTAACCCTCTTTGGCATAATATGAGTATGGTATTCTGTCTTGTTTTTCGTGCAATCTAATTGCCTCCTCTGGTATAAAGCCTTTAGCATAAATACCAACTTTATTATCCGGTAAATTAAAGATGCATCCTGTTGCAGTCAAGTCAATTCGTTTAGAAGCATCTATTCCGTAAATACATGGTTTATCTTTTATCATTGGCATAAACTCATCTACTGGCACAACAGACTTTCTCAACATTTCAAGTTCTCTACTTTGCAGATATTTTTCTTCTGCATCGACTTGCCAAAGATTGCAACGCTTTATAAGATATTCCCTTATTTGACTTACAGAACGTTTACCATATGCTTCGTCATGCTCTCTTTTTATCTGTGCAAGCAAACCTTTTGCATAAGCGTTTTTAGAACGCAAAATTGGAGATTGTTTTTCATAAAGAGAGAAATCGTGAACATCGTCTCCCTCGTCAAGCTCACGAATAACTATAAAATAGTTTTCGTTTATGATATCTCCGGCAAGAATTTGTTTTGCATAATCATAGTCTTGTTTTGCTGGCTTGAGCATTGCATCATCACCAGCAGTTGTAATCTTTACAAGCAGTGATTGCAATTTTTTACCAAACGAACCAACAAGTGTATTTACACGTTGGTCCTCTTTTTGTGCCGCCCATTCGTCTGCAATAAGAATGTTAAGTTGTGCGCCATCAAGATTGCCTACTTCACGGCTGACAGCTTCAATACTGCCACCACGTTTATTGCCTGTGATATATGTCTTTTTGATTGTGCAAGCCTTTGCTATTTGTGGGCTACGCCTTGCAATCTCAAACGCCTTTTCACGGACTTGTTTTGTCTGTGCCTTGTCTACGGCAAGCGTTACTATTTCTGGGTTAAGTTCATAAAAAGCCTTTTCTGGCTGAAATGGTGGGTACACACAGTCACTTAACAAACCATATAGAGATAGACAAGCACAATCGGTACTTTTTGCTTGTCCACGAGCTTGAAAACGCAAGGCAGACGTAAATCTTCTAACGCCAGTATCTTTATGAACCCAACCAAAGATATTACCTAAATCAAACTTTTGAAATGGCTCTAACTTGATATTTCTACCAGAAAAAACACCCTCAACGTGTACGCACATTTCTGTAAATTTAAAATATCTGTCTGCCCTTGTATAATCGAATACATAAGGAAAAGATTTAGTGCCTTGTCGCTCTAAATCTTTCATAAATCTTTTGCATGCAGCTATCTCTGCCTTACAAGCCAAATATTTTCCAGATATGATATCCATTGCATATTTGACTGTAGGATGCGTTGTTTTGATAGGGTATTTTTGTTGCTTTTTTGCCATGTCAATTTATAATGTCATCATCCTCTGTATCAGTATTTTTTGCATTTGCCGTTCCCATTCTTGCCTCACTCAATACCGTGAGACAAAGACTGTTTGCCAAACTGTCTATTTGGTTGCCTAGTTTATCTATTTGTATTGGTATCGGATGGTCTTTTATTACGCCTTTATCCGTTTCATACGTTGTTACCTTTCCTTCATCTATCCATTGCTCAATAAGTTCTTTTCTCCTTGCTACAGCAATGCAGTAACTTTTAAGTGACTCTATATGCCTGTTGTTAAGAATTGGTTTTGTAAGTTGATCGTCTAGCTCAACAATCCTTTTCCATTCAAGTTTGGCATATTCTATATCCTTAAACTCATCTGGACAAACAAGATTTCTATCCGCAGTTGGTACAGCATCTTCTCTTGCTTTCAAATTTTGCTTGCTACGTTTAGATTTTGAGTTGTCTATTTGTGCAGGATGTTTGGGTGGTCTACCCGTTTTTCCATTCGCCCCTACTTTACCCAAAACAATTACCCCTCTTACTATTATTTTCTCTCATTGTTTTTTGGCTGTGACAATGTTTACAGAGTGGTTGCCAGTTACTCTCATCCCAAAACAAAGACCAATCACCCTCGTGTGGAGTAATATGGTCAACCTCTGTTGCTGGCTGTCCACAGTTGCGACAATAAAAGTTTTCTGGTCTTGTCAAATATTCCACTCTACGCTTTTTCCACGCGCCATTATACATATGAGCAAACTTTGTTGTTGTTCCTCTTGTCAGTTCCTTTTTATGTATATCGCAATAAACGCCTGTTGTAAGATTTTTACACCCCGGATGTTTACAAGGTTTTTGTCTTATCATTTTTCTATAAAGATATTTCCCTCGCAAGTAAAATTAACAGCATGATTTATATTTGTTGTATGCCTACAGTCTTTTTGTATACTGCAACTTTTGCATTGTTTTTTGTCGCACTTATATAAGACTGTACATTTTTCCTCTTTTTTGTTCCAGTGTTGCACAACCTCAAAAAGCATATCCTTTGCTTTTGCCAAATCTGCACGGAGTTTTTTATTTTCTTCTGTCAGTCTTGCATTTTCTGACATATACTGACCTCTGCCATAACCAAACATAAACAACCTCACAATAAACTCATTTGTCCTTTTTTTGTTTCTGTGTAATAAACTTCATCTTCTGCATATTTGCAACTTGTATGACTCAATTTGCATCTATACAAACACATTTCTTTGTCACAAAAGTTGCAACACATATTTACTGTCTTGCAATTACCTACGTTGTTTGGTACGAGACACTTTTTTTTGAGCATTTTTACCTCCTATTTGGATAACGCCGTTGTTTATTATTGCTTTTCTTGTTGTAAAACTAATATCCATTTCTACTGAATAACATTCTTTACATTTTCTGCACACAAGCATAATATTGTTGTTAAGCAACAGTTTATATACAAGTGGATCTTTGTGCTGTTCTTTTGAAACATTGCCACAATGAGGGCAAGTAATATAATCTGTATCGTAAGTGTCAATCTTTGGCATCTTCTATTTCCCCCTGTTGTTCTTCTGTTTGTTCTTTTGAAACATTGCTTTTAACACGTTTCAATCTTTGTTCTTCTCTTGATTTCAACAGTTGATTTAGTGTAACGCAAACAACCTCTTTGTTTAGTTCCACCCCGGTTACAGAAAGACTTTCAAAAACTGTTTTGGCAACTGAAACAATATCTTTTTCCGCAGTTGCAATAATCACGCCAGACACCTTGTTTATGTATGGAGTAATAACAAATTCCATAATATCTCTGGAAATCTTTTGTGTATTCACCTGTATTGCCGTTTCCGTTGTTTCAATGTTTTGAGCAATTACGGCTTGAATTGCTTTTTCGTAATTAAGATTATTTTGTTCCACCACTCTTTTCTCCCATGCTTTTTATATAATCTTCTTTTCCTCTTTTGTACGCTTCGTCTATGTCTTTTTGATATGAATTTTCTAA